GTGAAGAATTTCAATCACAAATTGGTCCCATCCATATTTCCGAATAGAATTGTACAGGTGTCTTCTCTTCCCGCTATTAACATCTGAAATGTGTCCGTTCAATCGAACTTGAAAGTCGTCCTGGATGGTCTGACCTATGTACTCCCTGAATGGTTCTAGTTTGCACTTTATGGAATACACAAAAGGCATCCCTTGGTCTGTTAAGGACCCGACGCTTTAGTTCGAGAACGCGAGGCCGCTCATACCCGACGCGATCCGCAGCACGTTGTAGTTGACCGCAAACATCTTCTGGACCAGGTTGGCCGGCATGCCCGTCTTGAGGTTGACTGCCACCTGGGCCATGTCGATGCGCGAGAAGTTGCACGTGCCGCTGGGCTGGTGCTCCTCCGGCTTGAGGCCGAACGAGTACACATAGATGCCAGGGTACGGAGCTCCGCTGTGGTACTTGTACGGCTGGTACTGGTTGAAGTACTTGCCGGGCTGCTCCGCGAAACGGTCCGTGCCGTTGAGCATAATCTTAAACTTGTGGAGCGGGCCAACCTCGTAGCCGTAGGCCACGTTGGCGACGCCCGTATTGACCAGGCCCGACTCGACCCAGAAGACGTTGCCCGACAGAACGTTGGACCGGACATTCATGGACGCTCCCGCGACACTGGCGAAATCCTGGGTGATGAACAGGTTCGACGACAGCTGCGACGGGATATACAGGCGAGGCACGCCCACCTGGTTCGGCATCGGGTTGACGGTCGCGGCCGCCAGGCGGGCTGGGTCCACGGACACGTTCACGTTCGACACGGACGAGCTGAAGTTCCACATGGCGTTCAGGTTCGTGTTCGGGTTGGAGTCCTGGTAGCACCAGATGAGCTCCTTGACCGGATGGTTGTACTGCAGGCGGATGACGCTCGGCGAGTTCTCGTTCGACGAGCCCACGGCGTCGCCAGTCACGTGCTGGACCTGCTCGATCAGATACTCGTGGTTGTTCTTAGAGAACTTCTCGCGCTCTTCGGCACCCAAATACATGTAATTGGCCCAGACCTCGATACCGTTCGTGCCAAAGTACGTGCTGTACTTGTCGCTCACCAGGAAATCGATACGGACCTCGTGGTACTGCAGAGCAATCAGGGGCAGGAACAGACCCGGGTTGCGGTTGAAGAAGAACAGCAGAGGCAGGTACACCTTGGACGGGCTCGTCACTCCAGCGCCCACGTTGTTGGCGGCGTGGCTCGAGGTCAGGCGGCCATAGTCCATCTTCTTGGTGTCGTTCAGGAACACCTCAGCATACAGGCGGAACCAGAGCTGGTGGTGCTTGTCGATGAGCTGGCCGCCGATGTAGAGCTCGACGGCCGAGAATGCACGCTCGGCGACCCAGCAGGTATCCATGGTCGAGTTCGTGGACGTCAGGTTCGCAGCAACCGACTGTGTAGGCGTCAGCGTGACGAACATGTCACCGACCAGGTCACCGTTGCGACCCAGGGTGACGGTGTAGATGCCGCCGTTACCACCCGCGCCGTTGACGGTCTGCTGAACCGTCTCCATCGCGAAGCTGGTGTGCTTCTTGTACGTCGCTTGGAAGAATGTCACCTTGGGCTCGCCGGTCAGGTATACATCCTGGGCACCGAAAGCTACGAGCTGCAGGAGTCCGCCACCGGGCATTTTACTAGTGCGCGCGATTTTATTTCAGCCTTAATTTCTACGGCGACAGTACAATGTCTCGCGCTAAGATTCACGAGGTCGTACCCGAGGAGGAAGAGGAGGAGGAGGAGCTTGACGAGGACGACGACGATATGGACGGCGGTATGGATATGTTCGAGGCGCTCGGGTCCCTGCTCGCGACCGAGGAGGGCGAGACGATCGCTTCGTCCCTGTCCAGCCTGAAAGATGCGACGGAGCGCATCGCCATGAGCTTCGAGATGCAGAACAAGATTCTGGTCAAGATTCTGTCGGCGATGGGGGCTCGGCAGTGCACGGTCGTGAACCGTGGACCGTGCGCGAACTGCCCAGAGTGCGCACCGGCCGCGGCCCCGGAACCGGCCCCGGAGGCTTAAAATATAGTCTAATAGTACCTCAATGCCTCGTCACACCCTCTCATACATCCCTAATAAAGCTGGCTGGACCCAGGCGAATCTTAAGCGGCTCGCGCAGCTCTCCCGTATCTCTAAAAATGCCCGCAGCTACGGTTTCAATAACTCCGAGACGCAGCGGGAGGTCAAGGCTATTATGCAGCGCATCAAGGTGAATGGCGGGTACGCCAACGCGGCTGCGCTTCAGGCTGCGCTGATGCCGCGGCTCCAAAAGTACGTCCGGTTGAACCTGCCGCATCGCCAGAAACTCATTGAAAATGAGAACAACAACCGGTATCAGAACGCAATCTGGGGCAAGGTTCAGACTGCCGCGGGTAAGTTCAAGGCCATGGGGCGCGTTGCCGCCATGCGCCCTAAAACTAACAACAAAAATGCGGCTCGGCGCCTCGTAGGACCGCACTCCGCACACACAATGATCAACCTTTTTCGTCCATATATCCTTCGTAACGCTACACCCGTGACGACAACTTACAACGAATATATGCGCGGCCCTCCGCGAACTCGCACGCCCCGTGCCACTCCTGCACGGCGGGCGTCGCCTCCATCCGTGTCCGTCACCACGCGATCCGGACGCCGGTCAGTCCGGCCTAGGGCTTAAAAAAATAGCTCGTCTACTCATTAATGGGCAAGGAAAAGAAGGCACCTGTGCAGGACAGCGGTGCCTATCAGAAGGAAATCAACTCGTGGACGGAAGCAGACTTAGATGCCAAGTTGCGGGACTGTGAGCGGAACCTTCACCTTGACTCTCCAGCAGGTGAAGACAAGCGCCAAAGTATCTTTCAAGCCATTGCCGCCAAGTGGCTCCCTGCGAGCCCGGAGCGCGACGCGAATGGTCTCCCCATTAACATCGACAAGGATGACGTCGACCGTATGAAGGTCAACGAGCGCCGAATCATCGATATTTGTGGGTTCATGCTCGCCCATGCAGAGCTTCTCGAGATTAGCAAGACTGAGACCGAGGACATCAACGGGGACAAGATGACGTACGAGCGTCGCATCAAGCGTTTCAAGAAGCAGTACAAGGAGATCGTGCACACCTTTCTGACCAACGACGAACAGTACCGCGTGTTCAACCAGCCCATGTCTGAAAACTGCGACATCGATTTCGATCTCGAAAAGGATGCCTCGGCGTATCAGAAGCTGCTGCTTTTCCTGCTCAAAAAGGCGTATGCCTCGGGGTTCCGTCGGTACCGGGACTTTTGCTGCGAGGAGATTCGGAACACGCGCGCGTGGCGCCCCGTCAAGGAGATCAAGGACTTTGTGTACGACGAGACCCAGAAGGAGGACAATGCAGAGATGTGGATGAACCTGACGAACCGGGGCAACATGGCTCACGACGTCCAGCGTCACCTGTCCAACTGCAAAGACATCCAGTTCTCAGAGATCAAGAAGGACCGCCACGTGTGGTCTTTCGCCAACGGCCTCCTCGACTCGCGCCCGAGCGAGATCAAGGACAGCAAGTTCCGGTTCTACGAGTACACCACGGACGAGTTCCGTGACCTGGACCCACTGCTCGTGAGCTGCAAGTACTTTGACCAGCACTTTGACCCATACGAAACCACCGACGACTGGTGGGACATTCCCACGCCGTTTCTGCAGTCGGTCCTCGACTACCAGCGCTTCGAGCAGGACGTGTCGCGCTGGATCTACGTGTTCCTGGGGCGCCTGTGCTTCGACGTGAATGAGATGGACGGCTGGCAGGTGATTCCGTTCCTCAAGGGTATCGCGCGGTCGGGCAAGTCGACGCTCATCACCAAGGTGGCTCGCAAGTTTTACGAGTGCGAGGACGTGGCGACCCTGTCGAACAACATCGAGAAGAAGTTTGGTTTGCAGAGCATCTACAACGGCTTTCTGTTCATCAGTCCCGAGATCAAGGGGGACTTGCAGCTCGAGCAGGCGGAATTCCAGTCGCTCGTGTCGGGTGAGGACCTGAGCATCGCGCGCAAGAACGAAAAGGCGCTGAGCATGCAGTGGAAGACGCCCGGCATCCTGGGTGGCAACGAGGTGCCCAACTGGAAGGACAACTCGGGCTCGATCCTGCGTCGCTTGGCAACCGTCAACTTCAGTCGCCAGATCGCGGATGACGTGGCGGACCCGCACCTCGAGTACAAGCTCGAGGCTGAGATTCCTGCGATCCTGTGCAAGTGCCTGCGGGCCTACCTCGACTACTCTGCCAAGTACGCCGACAAGGACATCTGGAATGTGCTCCCCAAGTATTTCAAGCTCATACAGAGTCAGGTGGCCTCTGTGACCAACTCGTTGCAGCACTTTCTGTGCTCCGAGAAGTTCCAGTTTGGTCCGGCCCTCTTTGTGCCTCAGAAACTGTTCATCGCGCAGTTTAATCAGCACTGCAAGGAGAACAACCTGGGCATGTTCAAGTTCAATCAGGACTTTTACGCCGGACCGTTCAGCGCCAAGGACTTGGAGGTGCGCGTCGAGTCTCAGATTTACCGGGGCGCCGCGTACTCTGCGCAGCCGATGATCTACGGCCTCGACCTCAAGGAGACGAATGAATCGTGAAATTAATCTAGCGCAAGGGTATGGTTGGCCCGAGTCCCGGGCGTGAGATTGACTTGGCCATGCATGCGGCCAACAAGGAGAACGAGTTAAAGAAGTTTGTGAAGCTCTGGCGCTCCAAGCGCGCTTTCCCAAACACGAACGAGAGCCCCGTGGCGTACTCGCGCACGGTGATGACGTCGCGCATCGCCGTCGTCAAGTACCCGGTGGACTTTGAGGCCATCCTCGGGGCGCGGCCCACGGGCTTTACCGAGGCGATGGCCTACACCAAGGCGGGGGCCAAGCCGGTCGCGCGCTGGACGCCCGCTCACGACTGGATCGGCGACACGATGAACATCACCAAGGTGGTGCTCAAGAAGGGCGCGCAGACCCTGGTCCTGACACGCGACTCGATCCAGATCATGGGGTCCGGCAACAACTACACGCCGCTCGTCACACTCTGGAAGAACGGGTACTGCACGAAGCGCGTGCTCGACGCCAAGGTTCAGTACGTGAAGATTGACGGCAAGTTTAACGTGAATAAAGAGATTGCTCTGGACACGTTCGCCGACGAGCTCAAGAGCGTGCCCCGCTCGGACCGTGGCGCGGTCAAGTACGAGAGTGAGCTGTTCCCGGCGCTCGTACTCAAATGGGTCGAGCCGGCTCTGACGTTTCAGATTTTTGAGAACGGCACGGTTCTCTTCACCGGGATCAAGGACCCAAAGGACCTCGAGGTTCCCAAATCAATTTTCAAATCGCTGTTCACAAAGTACAGCCTCAACAAGCGCGCCGTGTTCTACGGCCTCTATTCAAAAGTTCTTCCTCGGAAGAAGACAACTGCAACCAACAAGACTCTGCTCTTGGCCAGCAAATACAATGCGGCCAAGAGCTGGAACAACATTCGTCCGGGCTACTACGTGCGCCCGGGCACAAACGGTGCGCCTCGCTTCTACCCTTGGCGCCGCATGAAGGCGGCCGTGGGTGGTTTCGGTGGAGCGACAAACATGGGACCCATGAACCTGGTGGGCGTGCGGCCCAAGGTCCTGAAGGCGTTTGCCGACGCGGGTGTGCCGGTCCCGGCGCACACGCGCAAGGTCCTGGGTCTCACCAACGTGCCTGCGCACAAGGCGCCGAGCCCGCCTCCCGCGGTCCCCAAGTTCTCGGAGCGGCGCGCGCCCTCGTGGAACGCCACGCGCCCGGGACACTATGTGCGTCCCGGCCCGGGCAAGCAGCCATACTGGTTCAAGGTGCCCAAGGGGCTCGATGCGGGTCGCAAGACGGTCATCAAGGCGTACAGCGCCGCGGGCCGTAATGTCCCGGTAGAGGTCCGGCGGATCTTCAAAATTACCGGGGCCGTGGGTGCTGGCGGGGGCGCCGCGCCGGTCCACCGTATCGTCATGGGTCCCAACAAGGTTCTGCGCATCAACGACCGACAGGCGACGCGCCTGACCATCGCGGAGCTGTTGGGCGTCGCGCGAAACCTCGGCATCGCCCAGGTCAACAAGACCATGAAGCCGGCCGAGCTCATCGGGTGGATCATGGCCAAGGCGAACGGCCCGAATCGCGTGAATGCGGTCGTGAACGGCGTCAAGTACACGGTCCTGAACAACGGCCGGATCCAGCGCAACAAGGGCACGAAGCGTAGCACGCGCGAGTGGGTCACGCTCTCCGCGGTCGAGCAAAACACCGTGGCCAAGGCGGTGCTGGGTCCTGAGATTTACGAGCAGTTCAAGGCGCTCGACAAGGGTGAGCGGTTCCGCGTGCTCCTGGGCATGGCGAACGCGGCCGAGAATGCGCCGAGCGCGGGCCGTCGGTCGGCTTCCGTGTCGTCGTCGGTATCGACGCCCTCGATCAACATCAGTAACCTGAACGGCGCGAACGCCGTCCGCAACAACCTGCGGTTCTACATGGGCAACTACTTCAAGAACAAAGACGTCAACGCGTTCAAGGCGGTCCTGCCAGCGAAGCAGCTCCGACCAGACGCCCTGGAGCGCATGATTCGCATCTTTGCCAAGGAGCGGCGCGACGAGCGGCGCGGCGCCTTGATTGCCGAGAACTACGCTTCGAAGATCAAAGTGCCCGAGTTTGTGCCGTCCAACATGCGCAAGGGGTTCAAGAACGCCCTGCTGTTTGCGGCGACGAACGTGAACGCAAAGGGCAAGTACCCCTCCAAGACGCGGGTCAAGACGGTCATGGAGGCTTGGGTCAAGGCGCACATCACGGCTCTGCCGTCGCGCGCCGCGTACCACAAAGAGAACGCCGAGACGGGCGAGCGGATCCTCGTGCCAGCCTGGAGCCCGACCAAGCTCAACACGCGGTTCAACGTGCCGAACCGCCTGAGCCCGGCGCGCGCGCTGCCGTCCAAGAAGCCCCGGGCCGCGCCCAAGCCGCGCAAGCCGGCGGTGAACACGCGCATGGACCAGAAGTACGCACTGCCTATGAACGATTCGGTTGCGAACCTAGCGAACGCTATGATGCGCGCGGGACTCTCTATCGGGCCGACGAACAAGTACAATTGGGAGGGACTACGGCGTGCTGGAATCAACCAGAAGTTCTATAACACGTGGCGCAAGCACGTCGCGGGTGCGCGGTCCCCGACGTCTATGCGGCGCGAGGCGAATGCGCTACCGACGGCGGCGGCGCGCAAAAAGTGGCTCGCGGGGCTGCACAAGGCGAACCGCGCGGCGTACCGGCGGGCTAACACACTTTGAGCACGTCGAAAATCTTGTGTAGGATGTTGAACAACTCATCCTTGGTCGTCAGCTTGGAGGGGTCGATTATCTCGAGCTCGATCTGGTAGGTCATGTCCTCGTCCGAGTCCTTGTCGTCGGGCGTGCCGCGCACGATGCTCAGGTCGATCGAAAGGTTCTTCCGCACAAAAGACCAGCGTTCCCTCGTCTTTTGCTCGGTACTCGTCTCGTCGCCGTCGTACTCGAACGGCTGCTCCGTGGAGATGCCGAGGCGCACGTCGAGCGGCGCGTCGTCCAGGACCACATCGTCCACCCTGACACGCTTCTTGATGTGGCCGGTTTGCTCCTCGGTCTCCTCGTCGATGGCGAGCCGCTTGTCACCCGGGAAGTAGTACACGGTCGCGTTCGAGTGCTTCTTGGACTCCCAGCCGTCGTACTTCTCGAGGGCCCGCTTCGCACGGTCAAAGACCGCCTTGCCCACGTTCGTGTCAAAGCCGCCGCGCGCGCTGCGACCGAAGCGCATCTCAATCTCAGTCTCGGGCTTGGACTTGTGTGCGTTGATGATGGGCTCCCATTTGGCGAAGAGTGCGTCCATTTTGTTAAGGAACTAAGGCGTGAAAGCTCTAAGCGACGCGATGCGAGGTCTTTTGAACCTCGGGAACTCGTGCTATTTCAACACGGCCGTTCAGTGCTTGGCACACGTCCCGCCGCTAAGCAAGCACCTCTTCGAGGCGGACCTGGAGGGCCTGGAGTGTGACGTCACGCGCGAGTACCAAAGGGTCGCGAAGCAGCTGTTCCTCAAGGGGGCAGGGGATGGTCCTGTCGACCCCTCGGCCCTCCTTGGGGCGTTCAGGACACGTTTCCCTTCATTCGCCGGTACGGGTCAGCATGACACCCACGAGGTCATCACCCTCCTCGTCGACGTGTTTGAAAAGTCTCTGGGTCCCAAGTTTGTCCAGAGTATATTCAACGGTACCGAGGTCCAAGAGACCGTGTACCCCGGAGGACTTTCTTCCAGACCTTCACAATTTGTATCCTTAATTCTGTCTGTCGAGGGACCCTGTAAACTCGAGGACCTTTTGAAGACCCGGGAAAAACACACAGGGATCGAGGGGTACGTGGACGATGCGGGGACCCGCCACCACGTGGCAGCCACCCGGACACGGGTCACCTCTTGGCCACGGGTCACAGCCTTTACATTTTCGATGTACTCTCACAAATTTGCGATTGAAATTCCAGAAGTCTTTGAGGGCCGGAGACTCTTTGCGGCTGTGATCCACCAAGGGGTCTCGTGGGGCGGTCACTACCTCTTGGCCGTCAGGCGCTTTGAAAAGTGGTACACGAAAGATGATGACGTGGTGACCGAGCTCCCAGGCCCACCACTCAACGGACCGTTCTATATGGTATGGTACCGGTCCTAGGAGAAAATCCGCACTGATAGTAATGCTGCTACGTCGACTCAAGGCGGTCCTTCCAAACAAGTACAGGACCCAGCGCCCCGACGCACGGGCTCTTCACTACACTATTCAAAACAAGCTCCCCACCTGGAAGTACGGCAAGATCAAGAGCCGTATCGGGACGCCCTCCGCGAACGGTGCGGTATTTTCAACGAACAACTCAAAGGTGGTTGTCAAGGTGACTCCTTATTCGTCAAACAGTAACGCTGAACAACGCTTCCAGACGCTCCTGGGTAGCAAGGGTATCGCACCAAAGAGCCTAAACTACAAGGTGGTGAATATCAATCGCAATTTGGCGTCCAAGATTTTCTCAAATAGGAACAACGTCAATAAGGTTGCAATTCACGTCATGAATCACCTACAACAGAGTCCGACGAACACATTCATGAGCGTGAACAACTACAAGCGGAGCCGCGGCGGACGCATCAACTATCCGACATATAAGATGATTGAGAACAGGGTCAGGGCTATGCAAAACCTGGGCGTCTCCCACTCCAACCTTCACTGGGAAAATGCATATGTCATCATCAACCGCAACACCGGTCGCGTGAAGAATGTTAAGATTATCGACTTTGGTCGGTCGAAGCACTTGGGTCCTCGGACCCGTGGCGTCTCTCCAAATAGCTATGCACGCCGAGGAACACCCGGTGTGTACAATAACGGAAATGCCGCCTACTTTAGTAAAGGGGGGACGGGTCGCCGGTCAAACATGAACATGCTACAGAACCTCAAGGGGTTCTATAATAGCGCAAAAACCTCGTGAGACAAGGTGTTAAAAAAACGCGTCTTGTCCAAGTCAAGCGGTGGATCACCACGAGTGCCCCAGTCCCCCCTCAAACGCCGACGCGCGATGTACCTCCTCCAGTTTTCTCGCTACGACTGCCCCGGCTGCGATAAGCTGTGGTGCTTCGATACCATAGAAGAGATCGAGACCTTCGTCAAGGATGCTTGCCCCAAGTTTCCGGAGACCGTCTGGAAGCCACGCCACGGGTTCTATCCGAATGGTCTAAGCATCTCCGAGGTTACCACCGGGCGTAAACAAGTCCTGAGAATGAAGTCGATGGTTGACGCGCATGATTTCGAGTACAAGATGCCCGAGTGCTATTCTCCAGAGGTTGAACCCGTGGCCAAACTCATCTACGACTCACAGGGAATCGTGGACGCCATGGAAGATGGTGAGTACCAGTGGCCGCTGGAGCAAATCACCCCTCGGGTGGACAAAGAGGACCTGGTCAAGACTGTGTTCCACCCAGATAGGATGGTGCGGATGGGCGGACCCGATTGGCTAGAGTGTGTGTAAAAACGTGTGTTGTATTCCCCTAGGTTACCCAATGGTCCTTGTCCAGTCCCACCCAAAAAAAGCTCGTCCTACCCATGTCCCCGTCTCACCCTTTGTGTACCGGTGTGACGGGAACAGGTGCCCCGTGTAAAAAGAATGCGTGTACCCGTGCCGACAACGGTTTGTGTGCTCTCCACCATCACATGAGTATGCGTGCTCCAGATTGGACGTATCACACCGGGCCACCGTGTATTGCCAAGACGGCAAAGGGCGACCCGTGCAAGTGCTCGCCGTCCCCTGGACTCGATGTTTGCTTGCGGCATTCGAAAAAGAAGGCACCCAAACTCGACATTCCACGTGAATGTGCTATATGTATGAACGATATGGCACCACACGAGCGAAAAAGGCTACAGGGGTGTGGTCATTATTTCCACGAAACCTGTCTGCTCGAATGGGCAACTCATAGTCGCGGTAAGAAGTGTGGTATGCCACACCAAAAGTTGAAAGCGTCGTGTCCGATGTGTCGCGTACCCTTCACGTTATCGGCGTCTGCGGTACAGGTCCTAAAAATTGAACCTTGATACACCTTACAATGAAACCCTTCCTCACATGGGTCGGGGGAAAAACACAACTCATGGACACAATCCTTGACAAATTCCCAAAACAAATTCAAGGGAATTATCATGAACCATTTCTTGGGGGAGGTTCAGTCTTACTGGGACTTTTAGAATTTGAAACCAAAATTGGGGGAACAGTCTATGCAAGTGACATAAATCCATACCTCATAGAACTTTACTTGCAAATTCAGAGTGACCCAGAGTCCCTGATCCGTGAGCTCGGGTCCATGCCCAAACCGACGCCCGAGGCGTACTACAAGGTCCGGGACGAGTTCAGACGGGTCCAGACCCCAGCCAGGTTTCTTTACCTGAACCGCACGGGCTTCCGGGGCCTGTGCCGCGAGGGGCCCAACGGGTACAACGTCCCTTGGGGTCACAAGCCCAACCCGAACGTGTTTGACCCGGACCATCTCAGGCGCGTGTCCGCCCTGATCCGTGACGTCAAGTTTACGCGGGAGTCATTCGACTCCGCGCTCACTCGGGTCCGCCCGGGCGACTTTGTGTACCTGGACCCGCCGTACGCGCCCGAGAATCCCAGGTCGTTCGTCGGGTACACGGCGGCGGGCTTCAAGCTTGAGGACCACGAGCGTCTGTTCGAGACCCTAGGGGGCCTCAAGGCTTCCTTCCTGATGAGTAATGCCAACGTCCCTTTGGTCCGTGAGGCTTTCAATGGTCCGCAATTCAAGACTGAAATAGTAAACATGAGACGGGTCTTCACGTCAGCACCGACACAGGAGGTTATGATTTATTATGCGTACACTTGACATGGGCAAACAAAGCTCGCGAATGGCTTCGGCGGTGCGTTCAGGCTCCAAGCCCCGCGTCATCGGCAAGACGGCGGCGTACATCAGGGGACTAGGGCGTGAACTCGTGTACAAGAACTCAAATGCGAGTAGAAAGCTCGTAAATTCAGGCCAGGCGGCACGGCTGAACACTCTTCTCACGGGGTCTGGGAAGGGTGGCGTGAACCCCGCTTACTTCAGGAACGTCTTCAACTCTAACCCGATTCGGTACGCCATCGTGAACCCAAACACAAAAAATGTGAATGCGTTTGCAATCGCACGACCGGGGACCACGCCAAACAGCATGTACGTGGACGTCCTGGCAGCCGCGAAAGGGTACGGCCCGTTCCTTATGAAAGAGATAAAGAAGGATATGCGCCTCCGTGGATTGACGAATCTCCAGCTCAAAGCGGTGGTTCAAAACGGCCACGAGCGCAATCCGCGTGAGAACAACCTCGTGCGGTGGTACATGAACAAGGCGGGCATGACACCGGTGCTCACTGGCAAAAAGAAGCCTGTGTTCCGGGCCCAGGGTGGCCTAGCGCCTTTGCAGTTTTCTCTGCGCAAGAGCCTGCACCCTAAGCGTTACCCGTCACCCACTCGTCGATCTGCTTGAAGTAGTCCGGGTCCTCGCCGAAGAAGACGCGAGTCCCGTGGTGGGCGTGGAGCTTGCGCATCACCGGCCACTTCCCCTTGTCGGACTGGTACTGGTTCTGAAGCCACTTGGACAGACACAAAGCATATTCTATTTTAAAATTAGGACCCAGGAGCTCTTGGTACTCTTCACGGAACCACTGGTCGGCGCACAACTTTGTGTCGACGCTTCCACCTGTGTTCTGACTCTTCTTCTCGAGAACTTTGAGCGTGTAGCGCGAGTTCCCGTGATGAATTAGGTACGCCTCGTCGGGCTTGCGGAACAATTTCACTTTGAAATGTGTCTCGCAGTACCGGGGAAGACTTCGCTGAGGGAGGAACACGAGCTCACGGCTTTTGCCTAGACGCTTGCGTAGGTAGAAGTCTCGGCGGGCCCACCCGGCACGGACTAGGCGGGCCGTGTTATCTGTGAACCGCTCGAAAGAGGCCATATGATACACGCGCGCCGAAGCTCTAAGGGGCCGCACCGCAAGTCTAGGGCACTTCCAGATCTCACACCCCCTCCCGAGCCCATCATGGACGCCCGCGCCGCCCTGGATGTTCTGATGGGCGCGGCCACCAGCGATCCGACCGCGCCGCCGCCACCCGGCTTCGTCTACGTCAAGAGCTGCGGCAACGAGTGTGGCGCAGATGCCCGCACCACCCCCATGCGCAACTGCGTTCGCTGCAAGGCGGTGTGCTACTGCTCCAAGGAGTGCCAGGTGGCTGACTGGCCGCGCCACAAGCCGGAGTGCCGGGCGCACGCCGCCGCAGTCGCAGCTCTGGCTGCGCAGGGCATCCAGTACGAGCAGCGCATCGCCACGACGCGCCAGCTCAACGAGACCGCGGCCGCGACTGCTGCACAGGCCGCCGCCGGCGCGCCCGGTGCTTCGCCTTCCGCCCCGGCGCGCTTTATGGCCAACCAGTGAGACTGCAAGCGCCGCCGCTGCACCTGTAACCCTACCGCCTACCTTGCCTGCCCCGCCCCGCGTCCCCCGCGTCCTCGTCAGCTCGTGGGCACCTTTAGGCGTGGGCACGTGCCCGGGCGCCGTCTAGGGGCTCGCGGGAGGGACCCAGGTCACTCTCGCGGCCCCTCCCAACTCGCTGCGGCGCAGCCACGCGCGCCGATGGCCGAGCCTTTCGACTTGCCCACGGGCTGCGGTCTGCGCTCCCTGCACGCCGTGCGGGCGGGCGACACGGTGCTGATCGAGTACCCCTGGAGGTGGGGTAGTCGCGACTGGCATCTGACGGACGCCGTGGTGGCGTTGCACTACGACGACTCGGTCCGCGTGGGCGTGGAGGCGTCCCCCCTGTGCACGCGGCTGGTTGAAACCGAGATCGGCAGCGAAGCCCAGCGCACAACCCTACGCCTCCAGTCTGCTAGCGCCGCCGCCGACGCCGAGGCGGCACAGATCAGCCGGCACAGGCGCGCGCCGCTCGACGTCGTGTGGCGCACGTTCCTGAACGTCGCCATCGTGAACCTGGTGTGCGGCCCAGGTGCGCGCAGCGTCTGCGTCTGCGCGGCTGCGTCTGCGCTGACGCGCGCCGGCCCAGACACGTACGGTCTGTTCGAGCTGCTGTCCGCCATCAACCACTCCTGTGTGCCCAACGCACGCCTCCTGATTCTGCGCTACGGTGGCATACTGC